CCGCCGGCGCGTTCTCCGTCACGCTGGCCGATCGAGCGCATCCCGAGCTCCTCGAGACACTGTACGCGCTGATCGAGCCGATGGACCTTGTCGAGATTTGCATGGCGCACGATCCGACGGCGTACCGCGAGCAGGCGGGCTACCGGCTGCCGGTGGTCATGCGCGGCCTGGTGTCGACGGTCGTGCGCAACGAGGCCATGTCGGGCGATCGACCGGTGCGCCATGTGACGGTTTCCGGGCAGGACTTCGGGAAGGTGCTGCAGATCATCCAGATCTACTACCTGAACAACTCGGCCGTCGGTGACAACATCCTGTCGGAGCTGGCGTTCTTCCAGAAATTTGCCGATGCGAGTGACGCCAAGATCAAGTCGGCGCGCGACTTCGTGACCGGCGTCATCGAGAAGGTCATCAACCCCTACCTGGCGCGTCTCACGGCGCTATCGGATGGATCGAAGGTCGGCGCGCAGGTCATCAACAAGATGATGCCCGCGGTGTCGATCGAGGGCGCCGTCTCGCCGCATGCGGTCAGCACGTTCCGCGACGTCTCGCTGCATCGGTTCTTGTCCTCACTGCTGGACGTCGGCCCCTTCAATGAGCTTTACGTCGAGGACCGGCCCGATGACGTGGCGCTGGTGGTGCGCCCAGTGCCATTCAAGGACGCGAGCGGCGCGTTCATCCAGACCTATGCCGCTGCCGAAACCGTGGACGTTTCCGACACCGACATCGTGGCCATCAACGTCTCGCGCACCGACGCCGGCGTGGCGAACTACTACTGGGTGGCGTCCGAGCTTTGGACGATGATGCAGAACGAGGACGCCAAGCGCTCGGCCCAGACCGGCACGGCGGGCAACTTCATCCTGAACGACTACCCGAACTGCGACGCCGCTTTCTACGGGTTCCGCAAGATGGAGACGATGACGATGCTTGGCCCGGAGGACTACGTCTTCAGCGATGCGACGACCAAGGATCAGCAGCCCGAGAATACCAACGCGCTCTCGCGCTGGATCGATCACCGGCGCGAAGTGCTCGCGAAGATGAATCGCGACAACGTGATCTTCGAACAGGGCACGCTGCGCTTGCGCGGCAACGAGGCGATCAAGGCAGGGATGTACCTGCGTATCCTGCGCGGGGCGGCTGACGAGGTGGTTTCGGAGTGCTACGTCTCGTCGGTCGTGCATGACTTCCTGCCGTTCGGCACGTTCACCACGACGGTGACGTTTGAGCGAGGCACGGGCTTCATCGCCCGCGCGCAAAAGCCGATCGCCGATTACCGCTTCGAACTTGATGGGCTGGGGGTGCGCTGATGCTGGACATTGCGCGAGTGGTCGAGACTCATCCCGAGTCGCACGCGGTGGACCTCGAGTTCATGGGCGACGGCCGGCGGGTGGCAGGGGTGCAGGTGATGTCGCGCACGGCCGGTACCGATATGGGGCTGTCCGACCTCTCGCGCCCTGAGCGGACAGGCTACGGCGCCGAGAACTCCGCGGTGCGCGACGTCTATGCCGTGGTCGGGTATTTCGGACACACGCCAGTCGTGCTGGGCTTCCTGTTTCCGCAGGTCGCTCAGTGCCTGTTCCCCGACCGGGACCGGATGGTCTATCGCCATGCGTCGGACGTGTACATGACGATCGACAAGGACGGCAACACGGAGGTCTATCACCCGTCCGGCACCTTCCTGCGAATTGGTACGACCGCGCCCCACGAGGATCTGACGGGTAAGGACTACGACAAGATCTGGGCGATCCGGCGAAACACCGAGAAGGCGGTGCATGTGCAGCTGTCGGTGAAGAATGCGGGTAGTCAGGTGGCGTCGGTGAATATCGACCCGGGCGGCAACGTGACCCTGTCTAACAGCGGGAACACGTCGATCCAGACTGCCGGCAATGTCGCGGTCACCGCCGGCGGCACGATGAACCTGTCGTCGGGCGGCGCAATGACGCTCGCGGCGCCCACCATCGACCTGAATTGACATGCCCGGGCTCTCGAGAACGTCTCAGGACAGCGCAGGCGGCACCATTGTGGGTGTGCTTGCGCCCACGGTCCGGTGCAACGGCACGCCGGTGGCCGTGCGGGGCGACCCGGTTGCAGGGCATGGCGAGGGCGTTCATGCCGGGCCGACGATGTCGGGCTGCAGCGCGAGTGTGCGGGCGCATGGGATCGGAGTATGCCGCGCCGGCGATGCCGCGACCTGCGGTCATCCGGCCACGGGCAGCGGCAATGTGTTTGCGGGCGGGTAGCGTCGTGACGCTAGGGTGCGCACATGGCGCCCGCTCGACAGAAGGCTGAGGATCGGCCGATCTCCTTCGTGTTTCACAACATGGCGACCGGCTCTGCGCCGGTCGAGCTGCGGCTCGTCATCCGCCCGGAGGACCTCACGCGGACCGACCGCTCGCGCCTCACCACGACACAGACCCTCGGCGGCGCCTGGGCGGACAACTTCGGCCCCGGCGTTCCGCAGGTTGTGCTGGCTGGTCACACCGGGTGGGGGCAGGGCGGACGGCCGGACGGCTTGGCCGAGTTCCAGAAGCTGCACGAGACCGTGTTCAAGCGCTGGCATGATGAGCGCGCCGAGGCGCTGCGAAGCGGCATGGACCCAGACAAGGTCAAGCTCATATTTTCCGACTCGCTAGACGACTTCATCTGGGTGGTGGCACCGCAGGCCTTCGTGCTCCGTCGCAACAAGGCACGCCCGCTGCTCTCGCAGTACCAGATCACTCTGAACTGGGTGTCGGACGACGTCGCCGAGACAATGGGAGCGCTTCGAGCCCAGTCCGTTTCGGCGCTGCAGGAGCTTGGGCTTTCGTCGCTGGAGCAGGCAATTCGGCAGATTGAGAGTTTCGCGGCGGGCATCCGTGAGTCCATCGGTGCGGTCCTTGGTCCGATCAACGCCGCATTCTCGGCCTTCGTTAACCTGACGGCGACGGCGCTCAGCGTAGTGCAGCGCGTGATTTCAGCGGGCATGAGCGTTGTATCTGCTGTGACGGGCGGATTGCTTAGCATTGCAGGAAACCTCGCGCGCGCGGCCGCGAACATCACGCGAACGTTCCAGTCGATCGTCAACATTCCGAATCAGATCAAAGCGCAGTTTTCCCGTGTCGCGTCAGCGTTTCAGAACGCATTCTGCGTCCTCAAGAATGTTTTCCGATCGCGCAAGTTCATCGGTAATTACGACGATCTGTATGGCGCGTCGACGTGCTCTTCGACAGCAGGCGGCCGGCCTATCTCGCGCTACGCGAACGAGAACCCTTTCCCGGTGCTGTTTCCGGTAGAGAAGCAGCCTTACGCCGTTACCAGTGAAGCTGCCGGCGCCATCGACGCGCTGACGAAGATTGACCCAGTGCTTTATCCGCCGGGAGCCTCCGATCTGGAAGACTCCATGCGCGCAGTCACAAGCGGGGTGGCCTTCGCATGACATTTTTGCGAGAAGCGCCCGGAATCCGCCTGGCGGAGACTCGCTATGGCGACACGCTGCAGCGGATCGCGTTGCGCGAGCTGGGCGACGCGTCACGATGGGTTGAGCTTGCCGAGCTGAACGAGTTGCGCCCGCCTTACCTGGCTGACCCTGCATTTGTGCGTCGGGGAGTGCTGCCCTACGGCGCAAGCATCAAGCTGCCATCTCCGGCTTCGCTCGTCTCGGCCTCAGCAGATCCGGCAACGGTGTACGGGGCGGACCTTCGCCTTGATGACGGCACGCTCGAGGCTGCGGATGGTGACTGGGTACTGATCTCCGGGGTGCCAAATCTCGTGCAGGCGCTGCGCCATCGCGTGAAGGTGGCCAAGCGTGAGCTTGGCTTTCATCCTGAGTATGGATGTCATGTTCAGTCCTTGCTCGGGGCATCGAACGGCCCTTTTCCTGGGAGGCTTGCGGCTTTCTATGTGAAGTCCGCGCTCATCGAGGACGAGCGTGTTTCGGAGGTTCCGTCATGCGTTGCAGAGGTAATCGGCGATCAGATCAAGGTTACGGCAACCGTGGTCCCGATCTCTGGTTTGCCGGTCGACCTGGTCGTGGTGGTGTGATCCAGGCAATTCAACAACAGGCTGACTGTCGGCATGGGTCGGTTAAGCCTGAAGAGGTGGCACGATGTTCCAACTGAAGGATTTCACCTCGATCGTGGCGTCGATGATCAATCACGCGCGATCGACACAGAACAGGCTCACGGACTTCAACGTCGGGTCGGTTGCGCGGACGATGCTCGAGGCGCCGGCTGTTGAGGTCGAGGAGCTGTATCAGCAAATGTGGAATGGGCTAAAGGAGTCAATTCCAGTCGCGATCTACAATAGCTTCGATTTCCAGTTGCTGGCGGCCTCTCCGGCGAGTGGGTTGGTCCGCGTTGAGATTGAAGCGCGAGATGTCGCAACCCTGATTCCAGCGCAGACGGTCTTTCGGCCCAACACTGCCGCCTCGATTGAGTTTGCCAGCAAAGCAGATCAGGCGATTGAGCCAGGTGCGACCTTTGTGGATGTGCTCGTTGAGGCGCGACTGCCAGGGGCTGCGGGAAGCGTGGTTGCGGGTACCGAGTTCGCGATTCAGCCAGCGATCGCCGTGCCCGCAACGGCGGTCGCGGTGGCCAGGTTTGTGAATGGCTCGGACCTCGAGACCGAAGAGCAGCGAAAAGCGCGGTTCATCGCTTACGTCTCGACCCTCGCGCGAGGGACGGTCAACGCGCTGCGCTACGGGATCAGCACAGCGGCCATCCGAAATGCCGCGGGGCAGGTTGTCGAGCGCGTGCGCCATCAGAATGTGATCGAGCCATGGCTCGAAGACTCTCGCATGCCAATCGCGCTCGTGAATTGCTACGTCCACAACGGCGTCGACGGCGCGAGCGCAGCGCTCTTGAGCGAGGTACAAAAGGTTCTGCATGGCTACACCACACCTGACGGCGTCATTGTCCCGGGATGGAAAGCGGCGGGCGTGCAAGTGGTCGTCTATGCGGCGACCTCGATCCAGGTGAGTGTTGCCGCGTCAGTGACCGTGGACGGCCGATTTGATGCGCAAGAAGCGCTGTTGGCGGTCGAGGCCGCGATCGCCGATTACATCAGCGGCTTGCAGATTGGAGCGGATGTCCTGTTGGCCGAGATCATCGCTGCCGCGATGGGGGTCGACGGCATTGTCAATTTCCAGCCCAGCGCCCCTACTCAGGATGTGGCGATCAGCCCGACACAAAAGGCGATGACAGGCGCCTTCACGCTGACGGTGGTATGAGATGCGCCTCGTTGAAAAGCTCCTGCAGTTCATGTACTCGGCATTTGACCGGACGCCGCAGTCGTTCGTGGCGTTTCGGGTTCGGCACGCGTCCGATGCGTTTCGGTGGAAAATTTCCGACGCAGTCTTCACCGGATACCTGGGGAGTGAGGTTCTGCTTTCCGAGCCACTCCACGAGCATACCATTGCCTCTCTGGTCGAATTCCTTTCCGCTCAGCCTGATTTCACGATCCTATACGCGGCCTCCAGCGATGCCTTGATGGCCCATGCGACTACGCTGCTTGAGGCCGAAGGGGCGCAGGCGCAAAGCAACGGCGACATCATCCTCGCTTACTCGTCTTTCTTGTGGTCATGGTTGCACGGCATGGCGCAGGAACTCGCCGCCGCCCGCGCGTCAATCGACGAAATGCTCAAGCAGCTCTCGCTTCGCTCCGCTGAGGCCGACTGGCTCGACGAGTGGGGGGGCTATTTCGGGATTAAGCGCGACCCCGCTGGCGGGGCGCTCATCGACCCGACAGCGACGCCGCCCAGGTATGCGCCGGAGTCTGACCGGGACTACGCGCAGCGCATCATCACCGAGATCATCCGGCCGCGAGGCAATAACAAGGCAATCGAACTGGCTCTGAAAAGCCGGTTTGGTCAGGCGTCGTCAGTCGTCGACGTGGTCCGCAATCCCGCCCAGCTACAGACCTACAACGGGGCCAGTACGCACAACAGCGAGCGCCTATACAACGCCGTCGACGGCCTCGTTTATGGTTTGTTCGAGGTCGAGATTGGGTATGACCTGGAGTCGAGGGAGGATCCGCTGGGGTTTGCGCAGAACGTGCGCGCGTTCATCGAGCAGTTTCGTGACGCCGGCACACATCTCGAGAGCCTGAACCTTGCGAGCTCGGTCCTCGAGGAAACTGCTGCCCATCCGGAGGATGATCTGCCGCACTTTGCAGTCGCGCTTGAGCAAAGCGTGGAGCTCGCCGCGCCACCCAGCGAATTCGCATCAACCCTGATTAAGTACGGGACGTCCTATGACGGGCTCAGAAAGTTCAACGGCGTCGTGCAGCATCAGTCCGGAGCTGTGGTTGAAGGGGCGATTGGATAACCCCGCGCTGTCGTGACGTTAGCCTGAGCTGACACGCAGGAGGTACGAATGCACACCTTTCAGGAAACTCCCCCCAGTCCAGTAGGGCGGCTCGAATATGCAGTTCGCCGCGACGGGGAGCTCATCGAGACGGTCTCGGATCCGAATGTGATCGTCGAGTTGTCACGGCAGATTCACGCCAAGCTGCTCGGTGGCGCCGCCAATCAATCGGTCACCCGCATCGGGTTTGGCACAAGCGGCGCAGCCGCGTCGGCTGGAAACACTGTGCTGACCAACGCCTTCGTCAAGGCAATCGACTCCGTCACGTACCCGGCCGCAAACAAAGTGCAGTTCAACTTCTCGCTCCTTTCCGGCGAGGCCAACGGGAAGCTCCTCATGGAGTTCGGTTTGCTGACAGAAGGCGGCGTGCTGTACGCCAGGCGCGTGCGCACCACCGCCCTCAGCAAGGAGACCGACGTCTCGCTGTCGGGCTCCTGGGTCATCACGTTCTGATTAGGAATTCACATGGCAAATCTGCAGGAAACTCCCGTTTATGACGCAGGCGTCTATCAGCTTGAAACGAGTGACCCTGTGCTCGGCGGGCCAGACGGCCCCTCGAATGCCCCGCTCAAAAATCTTGCGAACCGCACAGCGTACCTGAAGGGCCGTGTCGACGACCTCGAGGCGGGGGTATGGCTGCCTAGCGTGGATTATCCGAACCAAATTTTGCCGCACGGTTGTTATAGGACTATTGGTGACGGTTATGACTCAATCCGAAATGCAGATGTGACTTTCATGCCGTACATCGCAAGAACCAAGCAGACAATAAAGCGAGTCGCAACGTATGTTGAAACTGCGGAGACCGGCGGCACGATCAGGCTTGGCCTTTATTCATGGCTCGGAAACCGTCCAAATACAAGAATGCACGATTTTGGATCGGTAAGCACAGCCACGAAAGGCTTTAAGAGCCTAATCCCAAATGTCGTCATCAATCCTGGCCTATACGCACTTGCGTATGTGTCGAGTAATTCTGGCGCGCTGCGCGTAGCTCAAATGAGCGTAGATCTTGCGGCGCGTAATGACATTCTAGGCTATGAGCCTGGAGTAATTCCTGGTTTTACAATCGGCGCTCTTGGAGTGGCCGGCTCTGGAGACAGCATTCCTGCTCAATTTAATCGAGAGTCTTACTCTCGAATCTCCGCTCAAAATTTAATGCTAATTATGCTGGAAGTCGAAAGGGCATGAGCAATATTCTCATTTTGCTGCTGATTCTTCTTCAAGTGGCTGATGCGGCACTGACTGTGAAAGTTCTTTCCAAAGGCGGACGTGAGCTGAACCCGATCATGGCAAAGCTCATGAATGCGCTTGGGGTGAATGCCGCATTGGTGCTCAGTAAAACGATTCTAGTGGTGATCGTTATTGTTGTCGAGCCCGAATTTTGGTTGTTGTGTATGTTGAATATCGTCTATCTCGCCGTTTGTGTAAATAACTGGCGCGAATCGAAAAAAGGCTCCAAGAAGGTGCTTTGATGATGACCCCCGACGCCGCCGCCTTTGCAGTCCTCGCCCACAAAGTCGAGGCCATGCACGAAGACCTCTCA